TAGGAATCTATAAAATCATCCCAGTCATCGCCACAACCATTAAATCTCCAGTCACAATATAGTGATCTATTGATTATCATTTTTTGGATTGTACTTGGTTCAGCCATTAATTTTCCTCCTTATTAGTCCACTCGACATAATACCAATCTTGTTCTGGATGACTTTCAATTTCTTCAAAATCTCCATAGTCATCAACTGTTCCACATTCATCAATAAATTCCTGGGGAAGTTCATTTTCAATAATATGTGATGGAACGTAACCAACATTAGATATTAGATCATCTAAACTAATAGTGGCTTCATTTTTTTCTCCTAGTTGTTGTTCAACAATAGAAATTAGATCATCATAATCATCAGAATCTGAAAATTTCCAATCAAGAAAAGTTTTTCTATCAATGATAAGTTTTTGTTTTTTCATAGTTTTTTAAACCTCGAAAGTAATTTTGAATATAATTCGATACCCTTGAAATAACCTACAGAATCTCCGTCAGCTAGTAAACCTTCAGCTTCATCTAATACGCTATCCAATATGGTATCTTTTGTATCTTTAATCTTTTTTGATGGATCGGGCTTGGCCTGTTCCCATTTATATAGATTAAAAGAGTCTTTATAGTATCTATAAGCCGTGGATCTAGGAATCTCAAAATCATTGTGCAATATATCACAAATATCCAAACGAGTTAATTTTTCTTTTGGATCTTTTTTGGATTCGTTATCCACTAGACATTTATAGATAAAGTTTTCAGCTTCCTCTTTAGTCATCTTTAAATCTGGCATATTTAAAGAAAAGATGTTCAAAAGCGTTATAAAGAATAGTTTGATTATCTGGATCGGCTTGCGAATAGCAAAAGGCAAGTGACTGCTCAAAACTACTTCCAAACCTATCCATATTTTCTAAAGCTTTATAAATAAAATGTTTAGTCATATTCCGTATCTCTCCGTTAGCTCGTCTACATCTTCTTGGGCTAACTGTTGCTTACATATTGTAATTAATATGTTGCAAGCTTTATGGACATAGTAATGTCCTTCAATCGGAAAAAGTTCTTTCAACTTAGTCATCATACCGACTAAGATTTTTATTTCATTCATAGTGACAGTTAAATGTCTATCACTACTTTGATCTAGTGGATCAACAGCCATAATAATTGTGGTTAATGGACATTACAATATTACACCAATCGCCATTCATAGGCAACCTCTAAAATTCCCATTCATAATTCTCACTGAGAATTCTCAGAATTTGACATTCATAAAGGACTAGGTTAATTATGGATTGTATTAATTCTTTCATTCATCATGGCCTCCCACATTCATACATTTTTAAACAAAAAAGAGTATAACCTTAGTATTCAAGATACTTTTTTCATATTAATATGCTTACAAAAAATAGCTAGTAATGTTAATAATCAATTTTCTGACAATCTCTGTTATCGTGCAGATAAATTAAAGGATAAAATTTTAATTAATATTGAATTGAATAAATAACTTGCTATCTCATAAGTATTAATGTAGTATTTTTAATGTAATCTAATTTTTACAACACCAATGAAAAATTTAAACAAAATTGATTCTCTTGTTTCATTTACAGAAACAGATTTAAGAGTTGATAACCATTATAGAAGTGAAAATTTCACGAGATCGAATCTAGGCTATCAACGTCAGGGAAATGAAAATTTAATTTCTACATCATTTAACAGAAATGATGATCTAGAAACAATTTTATTTAAAACTAATGTTTTAAATGATCCTGAGGTATTACCAACATTTACAAGATTTAACGATCTTTCCTATGAATGCCCAAACAGTAAAGCTATTTTCAGTAAGAAAATAGGTAAGGTAATATCTACAGTATCTAACACATATGAGTTAGTAAAACATGATGTTATTTTGGATGCGATACAACCTAACTTAAATTTTTTAGAAGTAGAGCATATTATCCCAATGAATAACACTGCTAGGGTTTTCATTATATGTGCTATTAAAAATAGTGATATGGAAGTATCTCCCAATGATGCTATTCGCAGAAGAATGATTTTTGTTAACTCAATGGATGGATCGTATAGCTTTAAAGTTATTCAATCAGATGTAAGACTATGGTGCTTTAATCAGATGGGCTCTATACAAAATTCAAAAAATAAAATGGTTTTCAAACATTCTAAAGGGGTTAACCAGTATTTAAAAAATCTACCCGAGTTTTTATCTTATCAACGTCAGGATCTAGCTAATTCAATCGAAGAATTCAAAGCAATGAGAAATACCCCCTGCTCATCTGATATGCTTAAGAGTCTGTTCTTGCATAGCTTCCAAGATAAGCTTATCGGTCAGATAACAGATAAGGATACTAAACAAAAAAGAAATAAAGAATTTAAAGATATTAATAAAGAATGGATCGCAGTTAAAAATAATTTTTATAACGAGGGCGGTTCTAATTTATTTAACGCGTTTAACTCTATAACTGAATACGAGACTCACTCAGAATCTAGCAGAGTCGATTCAACAGAGTCAGCCCGCATCAGGTTTGAATCGCTCATAAGAGGTCGATGTGCGGATCGCATTCAAAAGGCTAGAAAAGAATGTTTAAGGTTAACTACTGTATAGGAGATTATTAAAAATGATAGAAACATTCAAAGCACTTAAAAATAACGATTTAATAAGGGTATCTATGACAGATGCCCTAATCGGTAAACGTGAAAAATTGCTTTCAGTCGGTAGGCGATCACATTCAAAAAAATATAATGTTGAGAAATTAACATTACATCAATTAAACAAAGATGGATCGGTTTGTAGACATTCATGTAAGTATTATTTCTACTATCGGCCAGAATCAAATTTTCTTTCATTAGCAATGTCTAATATGGCCTGCTCATTTACCAGTATTGAAAAATTAAATACTATCTAACATAAAATTAAATTTATTAATCCTGATGCTAAAAACGTCAGGATTTTTTATTGAGTCTCAATGAGTCTACATGAGAATGTAATAATTTAATGATTCTTTAGGTATGTTTATACCTTTTTAAATTGTAGTTATATTAATATATTTAGTTTGATTTATTATTTGTTATATAGTACAATACAGGGTATAATAACCATCTTTATTATTATTATGAAAATCACAATCAAATTTGATTTAGACCAAAATGTTCATTCAACTAATGAACTAACAGAAGCTTCAAAGTATTTAAAATTACTTTCAGAACATATTGATAAAAATTTCACTCAAAAGAAGTTAAAGAAAATTATTGGATCGAACCAACCGATTCATACTAAAAATAAAAAAGCTATTGGATATTATAAATTTGAAAATAAAGTTATTCAGAAAGAGGAAACACTTGAAGAATCTTTAAAAGATATGAATAAAACTATGTGTGAATGGTTTGGTTATACTGATCAGAAGGGAAATTATTATTATGATGGGAAATTATTATTAAAAGCAAATGAAGATCTTGAAGAATGGGAAGATTAAATTAAATTAGTTCAGGAACTAAAATAAAAATTTAGCTAGATTCTTATTTGAGTCTAGCTTTTTTAATGTTTAAGAATTGAATGATTTTAAACTTGTTAATGTAGTATTGCACCTTAAAATTTTAAAATTATAGGATTCTTACGTTTGAGATTCTCTAGTTATATCAACGAGTTTAAAGTCTTATTATGTGAGATTGCGGAGAATTGATAGAATTTTTTACTTTTTTACTGGTTATTATTGTATTAATTTAGTATTGTTATATAGTATAAAAAATGTTAAAATAAAAGAGAAAATCACCCAATTTTTCATCATGCCTATTGCATCAAAAAATTTCGCAGAGTTTGAATTAAAAAGAACTAACCAAACTTTGGGAACTTCTTTAGTTCTTGGAAAGAACGGAAACGGTTACACACTCTATACTGATGAAACTAGAACCAGTGAAATTAACTGCTGTATGACTTTTAATCAAGTAACTACAGCTTTAGCAACTATGAGAAGATTATTCGAATACAAAAATTTAAAAGATCAGGTTTTTAAAAAAATTAGAAAAGATCAGGAGGATTTTTACTATTCGCAAATTTCCAAACTTGAAACTAATTAATCTGTTTTTATTCTCTTTCCCGTATCACTTCCGCAAATGATCCAATCCAACTCAAACCGCATAAAAGTTTACAGCCTAGCTACCAAGCAATCAAACCGCTCCAGACTTAATGCAACGGTTTTTAAAATCTGTATAATTCTTTTCTGCTCGGCTTCTTTTTGGCTGGCGTGCGAGCTCACAGATAAAGGCTTTAAAAAGTGTCTGCAGTCTGGCAAGTATTCCACAACCGAATGCGAAAAGCTTCACTTAGGTTGATGAGCTCCAGAACCCCCACCCGCTCCCCATTTTTGGGGGGTGGTTTTTAAAAAAATTTTTTTATATAAAAGGACACACGGAACCTTCTGATAAATCAAAGCATAAGCGATAAATGTACTACAATATAATAATACTACAATATTACTTTAGTGTCAACTGTTTTTCTTAGGTTCTACCGAAATTGATAGCTGTGGAGTGTTTAAATTGATGTTCTCTACACTCTCCCCTACTACTTTACCAAGAGAATCCAGTATCTGAGCAGCTGTCTGCAACTGACCCTTTCTCACTGCTTGTTCAAAAAGTCTCATTCTCATTCCCTGGAGTCGTGAGATCATCTTCTCTCTATCCTTTTCCCAATCCTCATCGTTCCATTCCTTTACCTTTCTCCAATCGCTCCATGCAGTTTCCACACCAATTTGCTCCCTGGAAGCGTGTTCCAGTACAAGTTGCCTTGTAGTTTTACCTGTAAGTTGTCTTGAGTATAGTTTTTGCCTTCTAGCTTCTATCACTGCATCAGGTTGTCTTTTCCCACATACTCTCCCATCTTTACGAGCTCGCTCAGATGTAAATTGACCATTTGAATTACGAAGAACAGAATCAGCCACGGACTAAATTTGTTATTAATACTTGAATAATAACCCTAAATATAGTGTTTAGTCGATAAAAACACAGAAATCCGTCAATATTTAAGCTATTCTTTACTACATGAGTACAAAAACAGCCGAAAATCTTTCTTTACGATGGGCACAGGGGGAGGTGTTCAACGCAAAAAACCGATTTAGAGTCCTAGTGGCTGGTAGAAGATTCGGAAAATCCTATCTATCCTGTATCGAACTCCTAAAAGCAGCAATAGATCGCCCAGGAGAAACATATTTCTACTGTGCCCCGACCTACCGCATGGCAAAAGACATCGCATGGAAAGAAATAAAGAAACTAATCCCACCAGAATGGATACAATCCAAAAACGAAACCGATCTTAAAATTGAACTAATCAATGGATCGCTAATCGAACTCAAAGGAACTGAAAACGCAACAACCCTGCGTGGCCGAAGCCTCGCTGGAGTAGTACTTGACGAAGCAGCCTTCATGGATTCCGATGTCTGGTTCCAAGTTATCCGACCAGCCCTCGCAGATAAACAAGGTTGGGCACTCTTTATCTCCACACCAGATGGCACAGCGTCATGGTTCTACGATTTATGGTGCTACGTTCCAGATGATGAAACAGGTGATTGGAAACGCTGGAGTTTTACAACAATAGATGGGGGTAACGTACCAGCGGAAGAAGTTGAAGCTGCCAGGGCTCAGTTAGATAGCAGAACTTTTAAGCAGGAATTCGAGGCAAGTTTCGAGAATCTTACTGGTCTTGTTGCAGTCTCATTTTCAGATTCCAATATTTCTACTGAAGCGGAGGACATATCCATCGCCCCACTTTTATTAGGGGTCGATTTTAACGTAGATCCACTTTGCGGCATATGTGCAGTACGCTACCGAGACATTCTCTACGTCTTTGATGAGATAATTTTGACAGGCGGTGCAACTACCTGGGATTTTGCCGAAGAAGTTACAAATCGTTACGGAGTCGAAAGACGGATTATTGCTTGCCCCGACCCTACGGGATCTGCCCGAAAAACATCAGGAGTAGGATCAACAGACCACACCATTCTACGCAGAAGTGGATTTACTGTGTCATCCCCCAGATCCCCCTGGAAAGTCCGTGACAAAGTAACCGCAGTTAATACTGCACTATATGACGCAATGGGAGAACGTAGAACTTTAATTCATCCACGCTGCAAAGAACTTATAAAATCTCTCCGCACCCTGACTTACGCTCCAAACACAGGTATGCCAAACAAAAACTTAGGGGTTGACCACGCATTTGATGCTTTCGGCTACCTATGTCTCCAACAATTTAACCTTGCCAAACCAGAGACATTAGGCCAAACTTCGTTTAGAATATATTAAGAGTT